ATGCCTATAAATAGCTCAGATTTAAGCATTTCTTCAATAACTGACTCAATAGTGCCATTTGGATGTATAAGAACTCCATTTGGGGCTATATTGCCCATATAGTCAACTCCTTCTTTAGATAATAGTTTAACAACATATCCTTTACCTAATAAATAATCAACTACTTCTTGCCATCCCGTAGGGTTATTCCAATACTTTGCTTGAGCAGTTGAATGAATAGCTATTACTACTTGCTTCACTTTGTCTACTTTTTTTACCTTTAATTTGGCTCTTATTTCTTTGTAATCCAAACCTAGTATGTCGGTAGCAGATTTTTGCATTGGTATTGTGTGCGGTATTTCAGGTTCCTTATCTTTATTATAAAACCATCCAATTCTATATAAGGCATAAACATTGTTTACAACATTACCCGGTTCTACTAATTCTAATTCAGGGTAGTCCAGTATTTTATTCCAAAAAGTGGACAATATAACCTTACATTGATGCTTCTTTTGGAACTCTAAAGCATAAGGAACCCAAGCCAATGTATCTCCCAATGATTTGCTTTCTATTACAATAAATACTCTTTGATTATGTAAGTTTAATGTGTTTGAATATATTAGTTCGTCATCCTGCCACACCTTAGCTGTCCATTTAGTGAAATAAGTTCTATTGAGCTTTACCCAATTGTTTGAATTAATTATGTTTTCGTAAGTAATACTACCATTACCATCTAAAAATTGAACTTTAAATTTACTGTCTACACTACTTTTTACTTCTAAAAATGGATTATCAACAAAGTGCTGATTAACAGATGCTTTTTGTTTTTGAATAGGAAGTTCAATTATCTTATTATATGCAGCTTCTTGTCTAAATGCAAATATTGGACTGGTATTATCTGTAGGTATATCATAGTTAGCTTCTATATTATTTAAGTCGGTATCTATTGGCTGTAGATATTCGGTAAACATATCTCCATATTGAGGTAGGTTTCTAGCTATAATAGGTAAGCCATAGCTAATTGCTTCACGAAGTACTAATGGATTACATTCCCATGTAGAGTTGAACATGAACACATCAGCCATCTTCATAAACTCATTTACATCACTTCTCTCACCATGTACAATTACATTAGATGGTAAATCTTGCATCAATGGTTCCCAGTAATCCTTAAAGTTACCTGCTTGATTGCCTACAAAATGGAATGTAAGGTCTGGGTATTTGCGAGCAATCTCAATACCTTCCCCTTGATTTTTGCCTTTAGTCCACAGTCCAACATTAAGAACATTTTTACCACTCTTTTCTGTATTGATTTCTTGTTTGTCTATAGGATATTCTATTGTAACAAACTTAGAATCCATATTAGCAAAAGTTTCTTCGTGATATGGGGTACAGAATATGTATAAATCTGGTTGTAATATCTTTTCTTTATCAGGATCAAAACCTATATCATGACAAGTTTCTACAATCCTATATTTTCTGTCTGGACTGTATAGCTTTTTTACCATCTCTTTATCCAATCTTTCAGACATTTCATCTATATGGATTATGTCAGGTTGGAAGCGTTCTATTACATCAAACAACTCCATCTTATTCTCATAAAGGGTAGTAAAATTACTACCAACTAAATCCTTTATGGCATTACGTTGAACCACATAATCCAAGCTATAACACTGATATTCTACAACATATATACTACAATTAGTATAATCTTTAAGTGATTCTATCCTTTTAAGTAGAAATTGAGGCATACCACCTGTACTTAAATGAGGTGCTAAGTATAGTATATTCATTTTCTTTTCTTGATTCATAAATGATTTTATCTTGTCTATATCCTTTTCTCCATGATAAAATAACAAATCTTCTTCTTTAGCCGGAACTCTAAGCCAATTACCAACTATTCTAGCTTCATTTGTAAATTCTAAGTTAGAATGTAATCCATTTACATAGATGCATGGCAGACCTTTAAAAGCAAGGTGCTTATACAAAAGTACGTTTGCAATTGTTTCTTCATGATATGGAGCGTACCAAGTGTGGTTATTCAATATCAATGGGTGATTGCACATCCAATACCATTCATCTAAAAAGTCTATTGTATTTTGACCTGCAACATAATAGCCGGTTTGTCTGTATCTTTCTCTTACATATTGGTTTATGCCAAATAGCTCACACGCTGGATGTTCTAGTGTGGTGCTTAAATCTTCTCTGCTATCAGCTCCACCCCTACCATCTATGTGCAAATAATCATACACCCCTTCAACAAAGTATGGGTAGGTAGAATCATTATCGTAATAGTCAAAAATCCTATCTACATACTTACTAGCTACTGAATCTGTATCCATGTAAGCAATAGTATCTGCGTATTTGGTTAGTGCGTCTTTTGTAATCTTAGGTCGCTCAATTAATAGCTTGTATATGTTCTTATCCTTTCTATCTATATAATCTTTTCTTTTAATATGATTAGTTACATCACAGTCCCACCTTATTGTTTCGGTATTATCAGTACTAATTTTAGTATCAGAATTAAGCATATATACTAGAACTGGTATATTACTAAACTTACGGATTGATTCAGCACATATTTGAACCAAGTCGGCATAAGATTCATCTGCATATAATAAATAGGCTTTGTTGTGTTTCATATAATTAATTTAATTAAACAAAAGTAGTTAATTTAATTAAATAAATGGCAAAATTGCAATTATTAATTTATAAAAAAGAAGCATAATTTGACAGAAAAAAGTTATTTTTGATAGATGAATAGACTCGCTATCATAATGATTTTTTTCTGTAGCTGTGCTTCGGTTAAGAAAACCGAGAGGAGAATGGACAGTACAGTAACCAGATCCATTGATAGTGTGAGAGTTACGTTCTATGACAGCGTTACAAAGGTAATAGAAAAAGAACAATACTTTACAAAAACCATTACATACTACGATACTCTATGGGTAACCAAAGATAGTATGATAACCATTCCAAAGTATACAGAAACTTGGACTTCTGGCAGCCGCGAGAAGCAATCTGAATCCAAGCTAACCAAAAAAGATTCTGCAAACATTTCAAAGGCAGAAACAATCACGAAAACTATAGTTGAAAAAGATAAGAAAAAGATGGCAAACAACTTTTATAAGTTCTTGTTATTCATTCTTGTTGCCCTAATTGTTATTTACATTTATACAAAGATCAAAAAATGAAACGTATAAATCATAATATCAAAGGGTATGTATTCGCTATTGTTTACGTTATCATTGTACTCTTAATATCATTATTTATATGAAAAAATTATTCAATTGGGTAGCAGGGTTTTTCTCAGCAGATAGCCCAAATTCAAGCAAAAGACTTGTAGGTATTGTAGGTGCCGGTTTCTTATACTGGACACTTTATTCAAATTCACATAGCGAAAGTCATGTAGTTCCAGCCGAATCATTGGTGTGGGGTACTGTTGTTTTAGTATGTACTTCTTTAGGATTAGCTTCTGTAAAGGAGATAGGAGATTTGATTGGTAACTTTAAAGGTAATAAAACATCTGAATAGAAATGGAAGCGACAATTGAAAAACAAGTTGAACAATCATGGCACTCAAAGGCATCATTAGTTATTCTACTTTTAACAATTTTAGGTGGTTACTATGGTCTTACGGGTAAGTTTGAAGATGATGGTAAAAAATATGAGAACCATGAAGTTCGTATTGGTCAATTAGAAGCCGACAAGAAAGAAATGAGAGATGATATTAAAGACATTAAAAAGACCAATGAGCAGATATTGATTTTATTACAAAATAAAGCAGATCGTAAATAATGGCAAAGGCAGTAAGAAAAAAAGAAGAATCAGAAGGCTTAAAGATAGGTGCTAATCCGCTACCTATCAGCTTTGCTCAATTCTCAAAGAACCCAGTAGTAGGCACTATGTTCCTAGTTATTATAGGTATTTCAGCGTTATATGTAGACATTAGAAGTACATTTAATAAGCAGATTGATGGTCAGGGAACTAAGATTGAAAAGTTAGAAGTTAAGGTAGACGTATTACAAGATGCAGTTCGCAGATGCGATAGCTCTTTATCATCAGCTACTACTAAGTTAAGTACTTTAAGTCAATTAGGTAAGATACAAAACATAAAGTAATGAAATATTTATTCATTTTATTCGTTGTATATGGGTGTCAATCTGCAAGCACTCAAGCGGTAAGTAATGAAAATATGAAGGAATTAGAGTTCCAAAAACTTATGGAAGGGGTTAAAAAGACCAATGAATTAAGTACATTAACACAACAAAAAGCAGCAGAAAAAGAAGTTCAGATAGTGGGGAAGGCTGTAAAAACTATAGTAAGTTTAAAATCAGAAGTAAACCAATTAAAATCTGAACTAAATGAAGTTAAAAGCATGCTTGACTCTGCTAATACTGTTGACACTAGCAGCAAGAAATTCCAGCTCCGCCCAATACGTTAAGAAGATTGGGGGAGAAGAAAAAATAATCATAAGCAAATCAGAAGGTGAAAAAATAAATTTTACTTTTGATAGTTTAAATACTTTAGTCCTTTCTCAGAATAATAAAATAGATAGTTTATTAAAGCTACAGCAATCAGTAAAAGATAGTTTGAAGCTGGAAATTTCTAGTTTATTTAGAGCAAAAAATGTGCTAAATAATCAAAATAGGATTAATTTAGATACGCTAAATGATTACAAATCAAAATACTATAAGAGTGTAGATTTGTATAACCAGTACAAAAAAGACATAAAATATGACCTTAAGATGCACATATTAGACGGGTTTTTCTTTGGTCTTGTAATATATTTTCTTTACTCTCAAATGAAATAAAATGAAACTAGAAGCGTTATCTAAAAAACTTCCAGCAAGCGTAATGGAAGAAATACCTTTAATCATTGAAAAATTTAACATAGATGGTCCTTTAAGGCTATCTCATTTTCTTTCTCAATGCGCTCATGAAAGCGGTAACTTTAAGTTTGTAAAAGAAAACTTAAACTATTCTGCGGATGGCCTTCGTAAGATATTTCCTAAATATTTTCCAACTACAGAAATAGCAGAAAAATATGCAAGACAACCTGAAAAAATTGCCAACAAAGTTTATGGTAGCCGCATGGGTAATGGTGATGAAGCTAGTGGAGATGGTTTTAAATTCAGAGGTCGTGGTTATATCCAGCTTACTGGTAAGGATAATTACGCAGCGTTTGATAAATTCGTAGATGATGATATTATGGCTAATCCTGATTTAGTGGCTACCAAATATCCACTTACTTCAGCAGCCTTCTTCTTCCATAAGAATAATCTATGGGACGTGTGCGATAAAGGACATAGCCATGATGTAGTAGTGGCAGTAACAAAGCGTGTGAACGGAGGGACTCATGGTCTTGATGATAGAAAGGATAAATTTAATGTATTTCATAGTACACTAGCATAATGCCAAATCAACACACAGGTCCAACAGTAAAGAATAAAGCAATTAGAGAGCTTTTATTAGAGTTCCCTAATAGTTCTAAATCTAATTTAGGGAAGATAGCTTTTGAAAGGCATCCTCATTTGTTTGATAATCCAGAATCTGCTAGAATGATGATTAGGCAGATAACTGGAGCTGCTGGGATAAGAAATAAAAAAATAACAAGAAACATAATGGAACACAATCCGCAGCTACCTCCTTCAAATTGCAAGGAAAGAGAGTTTCAGGTTCTGCCTAAAGAGTGTAATAACATTCTTTGGCTTTCTGATGTTCACATACCTAACCAAGACAATGAAGCTATTGAATTAGCCGTTGAGTATGGTAAAAAAAATGATGTAAACTGCATTGTTCTGGGAGGTGATATATTGGATAATACTCCATTTACAAGCCATGATGCGCCACCACCGGGACTTGATGATGTTAGAACGTGGTTTCAGTATGCAAAACAATTTATAGAATATCTAAAATATCAATTCCCAAAAGCTAAATTCTATTGGATTGAAGGTAATCATGACGCGTGGATTAAGCGATACTTAATCAAGAAAGCGCCAATCTTATTTAGTGATGAGTATTATCACTTGCCACAAAGAATGAAGCTTGATGAGTTAGGTGTGAAGTTCTTTGCGGAGCATGTAGTTTTAATGGCTGGTAAGTTACAGATGCACCATGGCCATACAATGATTCGTGGGGTATTTGCCCCAGTAAACGCAGCAAGAGGATTGTTTTTACGCGTTAAATCAAATGCAATTATAGGTCATGTGCATACTACCAGCCATCACGTTGAAAAGACATTGAAGGGTGAAACAATTGGTACATGGTCGGTAGGTTGTCTTTGTACACTGGCTCCTGATTATGATCCACATGGCACAAAGCACAATTTAGGCTTTGCCCATATTTTAGTAGAAAAGAATGGTAACTTTAAAGTTAACAATATAGCTATTCATGAAGGAAGGATTATCTAAAGTAGACCACCCAGCACATTATAACGCTGGTAAGATAGAGTGTATAGACGCGATTGAAGAAGCAATAAAAGGGTTGGACGGAGATGAAGCATTTGCCACTGGCAATGCCATAAAGTATTTGTGGAGGTGGAAGCGTAAAGGAGGGAAGGAGGATCTAAAAAAAGCAATCTGGTACATAGAAAGAATAATCAACAATCCAAGTAAATGAAATTCCCTATAGATGATAAGTTTAAGCCGTTTATCAATTCTGTAAAGAGGCAATGTAGGGAGTATAAGATAGAGCTAATGCTATCGCCAAGCAAAAAAGTTGTGGTAACTGGTGACTTTGAAACGGAGTGTGGTGGTTACTTTGACGGAGATGATAAAGTTTTGGTTGTTGCTTGCGGTAAGCCATTTGCTATGTGGTCCGAAATATTAGTACACGAGTCCTCTCACATGGATCAGTGGAAAGCAGATGAAAGGTGGGATAAATGGGGTACATCATGCAGCAATATGTGGGCATGGCTATCAGGAGATAAGATTATGAATAAGAGTCAGGTGTCAAAGATGCTTGATGATATGATAGAGCTGGAAAAGGATTGTGAGATGAGAGCAGTGGAGAAGATAAAGAAATGGGGATTGCCAATTAACCTTTCATTGTATATCCAGAAAGCTAATATCTACCTTTATAGCTACGGCCTAATGGATAAGCTAAAGAAGTTTCCTACCGATATTTACAGAGATGAAGTCCTGATAAGCATGGCTCCAACTACATTCCAAAAGAACTACAAACGAGTGCCAGAAAAGATAGCCAAACACATGATTCAGTTTTATTCCAAAAAATAATTTTTTAATTTAATTAAGTCGGTTAACTTTGGAAAAAAAACACATGAAACTAAGGTTCATCTGCGCTCAACCAACATCACTTTATTATGCATGGCAGGTAGAAGTTATGATTAATAACTTTATTGAAATGGGTATCAACCCCAACATGATTGATATTGTTTGCTGGAAGATTAACAATGTGATACCTGAAGAATGGGCCAAGCTCGCGGCTAATTATCCAGCTCGTTTCTTTTTTTATGATGATACCAGACAAAGCAGACACTACATATCCTCAATTCGTCCAAACATATTAAAGCAGCATTTTGAAGCAAATGATTTTAATGGTGAAGCTATTCTTTATCACGATTGCGACATTGCGTTTACAAAGAAAATAGATTGGGAGCAGTTCTTACAAGATGACAAGTGGTATGGATCCGATTGCCGCTGGTACATAGCGCATAGCTACATATTAGGCAAAGGCCAAGACGTAATAGATAAGATGTGTGAGATAGTGGACATACCTGAATCACTCGTAAAAGATAATGAACTAAACTCAATCGGAGCGCAGTACCTAATGAAAGGTATTGATGCGCAGTTTTGGGCGGACGTTGAGAAAGATTGCGAAAGATTGTTTTATGAAGTAACTCACCTAAATAATGAAAAGAAACAATTAGATCCAACACATCACGAATTACAGATATGGTGTGCAGACATGTGGGCGGTGTTATGGAATGGCTGGAAACGTGGAGCAGAAACGATTTGTCACCCAGCATTAGAATTTTCATGGGGTACGAGTACCGAAGCGGATTGGGATAGGCTCAATATCTTCCATAATGCCGGTGTTGTTACATCTGCCGGTGGCTTATTCTACAAAGCAGAATACATGAACCAGTTGCCCTATAGTGCAACATTGAATATAAACGAAGGAACCGCCAGCAAGAAGTACTGGGATATTATACAAGAAACATCTAAAAAATCAGTTTTATTATGACAACAAAAGTAGTAGAGTCGGAAAATCCATTAGAGCATTGGAACGACATTCAAAATGTAGAAGGTAAGGTAGTGTTAGATTTAGGTTGTGGGTGGTTGTTCCAGCCATTTGAATCAACTCCTCAATACTTTATAAACAGAGGAGCTAAAAAAATAATTGGTGTAGACGCATCATGCGGAGAGATTGAAAAGTTAAATCTAACTTTTCCTGAACATACTTTTGTTTGTAAAACCATTTCTAATTTTGATGATTTACTTGGATTGATTACAGAGTATAAGCCAGAGCTAATCAAAATGGATATAGAAGGCCATGAGCAACACATGAAGGATATTACTGCTGAGCAATTTGAATCAGTAGAAGAAATAGCAGTTGAATACCACAACCCTACATGCAAAGAAATACTAGAAAAGAAATTAACTGAATTAGGTTTTGAGATATTTGCAACTAATCAATTCGGTTGGTTCTGTACAGATATTAATCAAATGGGTATCATGCACGCAAAAAGATAATATGATCATAAATAAAGCAACATACGGAGGTCAGGATTGTACTCAATTAATTAGAGATAAAGTAGTATCGGATAAGCTTGTAGTAAGGTCTAACAATGATATTATAGGAGATACGGCAGTTGGTCATGTAAAGTACTTGGAGTTGGATATAGACGGCAATATTTTCAGCGTTAGGGAAGGTAGTGTATTTGTATATCCCAAGTCAAAGAGCAGAAAATTGGGCATATTCTATTCCAATAACAACAACAAAAAGATATGGCCTTCAATCTACAAATCTTTAAATAGCATTAAAGAAGCAAGTGAGGGGGTGGCAGACATTGTAACTTGTATGTGGGAGCCTATGCCTGAAAACCCATTCTATCAAGTTAGAAGCTGGTATCAGTCCCAGTCCCACCTTAATCAGTTACTCCAAATTATGCAATGCCTTTATGCTGCAAAAGAAACTGGCGAATATGATTATGTTTCCTTTTTAGAGCATGATGTAATGTACCCAAAGGGTTACTTTGACTTCCCTGAATTTGATAGAGGCAACGTGCTTACCAATATGAATTACGGGGGTGTTTGTATCAATGGGTGGCAAGAGAGAGGCCAAGATGATGAGCCGTTCCACCAAATGACCATGAGATTTGATGATGCCATTGAGCATTGTTTGGCCATTTTACCCAATGCTTTGCGTACAAATAGCGGCATGATTGAAACACAAACAATGAAACGAACCCAATGGAACTGCGAAAATCAGGCTATTCATATCAACCATGGCATACATTTTACCAGCCACAATTCAATATATCGCAAAGATAATTTATCTTTAACTCATAATTACTGGGGCGAACACTCCGATTATACCAATTTATTCGTATGAACAAGTTAAAAGAAATATTCTTATCGTATGCAGCTTCTATGAATCCAACAGAAGAAGAAAGCAAACTTGCGCAAGAAAGACTCTTAACTTGTATTGATTGTGAACACTGGGTTCAGGGTAAAGTCAGGGATTATTGTGACGCATGTGGCTGCACAACAAGTAAAAAAGTTTTCTCACCAAAGGGGGCAGATGCTTGTCCAAAAGGCAAATGGCTAAACTGATGAAAACGTATCGCATCTTCTTTGATAAGGACGGAACCAAAATGACAAAGCTGGTTTATGCCGTTTCAATGTCTGATGTGCTACAAAAATATAAGGACCTGAAGATACTATCTGTTATTCAGATTGACCTCGCGCCTCCCGAAGATGAAGATGAATAACTCCTTTATAGCAAAGGTTACTACAATTGTCCCGTAAAGCAAGATAAAGGCTGGTATGCCAACCAAAAAGAAAAAGATTACTTGAAAAATCCCAATTAATTTTTTCATGTTATTTTTATTTAGTTTGTACTGCGTTTAATTTTGACTGCATTTCAGCCATTTTAATTTCCATGTTGTTGTTCTTCTCTATCATGGCAGCTATTACCACAATTAAAGCGCCTATAATCCATAATAAAGCTAGAATAAGTAGTGTTCTCATGTTACATAATTAGAGGGTAAAATTTTACGAAATATGTAATAAAATGTGGGTTAATTTGGAAATATATTTCTAAAAAACAGTAATTATACTACCAATTATATGCAAAAAGGTAATAATTAGAAATATATTTCTAATTTATATGCTTTTAAATATAATTAACCCAAAAAGATTTTAAGCGTTTTACCCCCGTCTTGATAAGATAATTCTATTACTTTAAAATCTCCCAACTCTTGATATAGGGTTAATATCCTGCCTATTGCCATATCGTTTTTAGCGTGGTTAATTACTTCTAATCTTGTAATCTCTGGTTTTGTTATGTTTCCCATTTTATAAAATGTTGTTGTGTTAAAATTATAATAAGTTGCACTAAAGTGAAACTTCTGTCACAATTTATCTTTTTTGTCTTGTTCCAATATCTTTTTGCTTTTATCTATAAAGTATACCCATATTATAGAAATAGGTATGGATACAATAAAAGATATTGCAAAGGCTATTAAATATGATTTCATATTAATCTTTTGTTTGTTTATAAACGTCAACTATTTCTATAATAGCAAATAGAACTATTGGTATTCCGATAAGTAGTAGAATCATGGCTTATATTGTTTCTGGTTTGTAGGTTTGGTTGTAGTAATAAGAGCCATTTGTAGGGAAGGCAAATTCAATACCTTGTTCAAAAGCATTTACTATCTGCTCTTTTTCCATTTGTTTGGCTTGTTCCCATATACTTGACTCTTTATTAATTCTTTCTATTACTGAATCTGTTGATGTATTATTTTTTGATAATTCATTATACAACCATTCTATTGCGGTTTTCATATTGTTTCTGGTTTATAGTTATCAATATCAAAGTAGCCAGAAGGTGTTTTATGCTCATGCCTTCTACCTCTTTTCTTTAATGGCTCATATCCCATAGATTTATAGTAGGTCAATATCTGCAAGTAAGTTAGGTTGATATTGGGTATCATCATGGATATTGGCTCATACTTGTAGTGTTGGTCTATGTATTGCTTTTGTAGGTCGGTCATTTACTTTTTTTTACTTGGTTTGGTAATACTTTTCAAGGTAATATTTTTCAATCACTGCTTTGCGCCATGTCTTGCTATGTCCGTCCTCATCAAAAGCATATTCCATAGCCTCAGCTATCATGGATTTCTCCTCATTGTATAGCCTATCAAAGTTATCTAATAACCAAGTATCAAAATCATTTTGATTACGGAAACTTCGTGCTTCCATTACTTGTCTAATTGGTGTCATGTTTGTCATAGGTGCATTGGTTTTACTACTAAATAAATTTTTCTTGGTTCAAAGGGTTTGCCTAATATTTGCAGCCATTCCTGAATGATTTTACTGCGGTGGCCTCTCCCTTTAAATTGTTTCGTTGCATACAAGCTATCATTTACCCATACTTCAATTATTCCTGACGATTTGAGTTCCTGACGTTTGCTCTCCATTATATCCTTCTCTACTGACTTCCTCATACGATAATAACTTTTCCTTTAAATACTTTACTTCATTTTTTAATAATTCTATCCTCTCCTTTAGGTAGTCATTCTCCATTTGGATCATGGCAGATTCGGATATTTGATACTTGTTTCCCATTAGATTATAAGCATGGCCTCCTTATCCAAGTAAGCAGTCAATAAATGGCTTTCTTCCCCATATATGTCTGCCTCGCTCATGCCGTCTTTAGCTAATCTAAATTTATAAAGGCCGATAATTACTTCACAAGTTTTTAATTGTTCTAGGTTGGTGCATGAATTAATGCAGTTGATTACCCATTCTAAGTTTGTTTTCATTTGATTTGGTTGGTTTAAATTGATTAAAAATTGGCATCTACAGTAAGAACGTGGACCTTGCCTACCCTAGTATACTTTAATACTTCAGGTAGGGGCATATTGTTTTTGATTCTGTACTTGATGGCTTGTTGTGTCATGGGGGCAGTGAGGTTCTTCCTATTAGCTCTAAAATGCTCAGGGTTTATCTTATCTGCATACTCTTTTAAGCTAATCTGTTTGCTCTTCATCATCTTGTTTTATTCGGTTGTATAATCGGGTTAATTTGACTAGCTCGTCATAGTCATCCGCGCTAGCTATTCTCTTGTCTATCTCTCTTAGTTTCTTCCGTTTAATCTTTTCCTTCTCTGAAAAATAGATATTCAGCCATTTAATCATCATCGCCCTCCTCTACATGAATTGTTTTAAGGGTTTCAAAAATAGGCATTGGAGGTCTGCCGTTTTCAAGTTCATGTAACATTTGTTCCGCTTCCTCTATTTTAGTTGTCCAAGTATTGTCCACCGAATAGCCATCATCTTTGCGAATGAAATACCATACATCTCCATTAATTTCTGTCTTTTTTACTAGTTCGTACTTTGTCATGTTGTTTTGTTTTATTGGTTAAAATGTGTGTCAAAAATCTCGTTAAATATGTTTTGTCTATTGGATGCCTCGCTATTGATTTCCTCGGCAAATTGGTCCCATTCATCATCAGATAGGTGTATCTCCCACTTGTCAGCTAGAGCCTGCCACATAACTATAAAATCTTCCATGTCTGCATATGGTATCGCATCATCCTTAAACATTCGGTACATATTATACCGAAGCATTTCTTTTTTGCTTAAACTTTCTTTCATAATTTATCATTTAATATTAATTTAATCATACTACCTAGAGAGATAGTTCTCCCAATTATAGTTGTCAGATTCTACTTTCAATTTAGCTTTCAGATTTTTTATCTTCTGTTTTACTGCATAGATGTTCTTTGTGTTGTTGGTTTCAATTTTCTTGTTTAACGCTCTGATTTGAGCATTTAATTTTACAATGGTTTCCATGGGTTAAAGGTTGGTTGGTTATTATTTTTTTTTATTTTTACGCAAATTAGATAATAAAATTGATATTTAATTAAATTAATTTTAATTAGTTTACAATTCTTCGGGGTTAGTTAATAACATAATTGTTTCTAGTACGCTATTGGTTTTCATATCGTACAAATCCTCCTCTGCTGCGTATACGAATACATCATCGCTATCGCGGTCATGTCGGTACAATACTTTAATGTTCTCTAGGTCATGGCCTTCCTCGTGTAATGAGGTTAAAAATTCCCATAATTGCATGGCGGTAAGTGGTGTTTTCATGGTTTAGTTGGTTTTAATTAGTTATTAAATTCTTCTTTTATTAGTTTTAAAAAATATGAATAGTACAAAATTTGATAAGTATGGTAGATAGCATCTCCGTTTTGAGATAGTTCATTAATAACATTGCTTACCATTGTTTTAGATTCTTCAATGCCATGTGTTTTAATTGTATGTAAAACGTGCGTTCTTACTTCTTTATTAAATTTAGCATCTATTTTCATGGTTTAATTGGTTTTAATTGTTATTTAATTCTTCAAATTTGTTGTTAGTATAGCCGCTTTCCTTAGTGCTAAGGTCTGCGCCTATGAATAGGGTTAATAGAATGGTTAGTAAGATGGCTGCTTCCACTTTTTAAAAGTTTAATAGATTAGGTAATATATAAAGTATGCGTGATTACGAATGCGCATCCCTCGTTAACCTAAACAATTATATCGTCATGCAGTGCTTCTAATTCAGTTAGCCATCCATTGTACATGGATTGTTGTGCATCCTCTAGCACTACGCATTCAAAAGTATCTTCAAGGTCATTCAGCCAACCGAAGTCGGTGTTCTCTTGTATCTTAGCTAGGATTTGTTCTAGTCTGATTTTGATTTCTAGATTTGTCATTTTGGATAATTTAATAATTTAAAATATTGTTTGTTGCTCGTTATAATATGGCCTATAATCTTCTATAAAGGCCTCAAATTTCTGTTTATCAATTAAGTTGGTACAATCTATTACATACTTATCATGTAGCCTTAATTCGTCTTTAATTGCGTCATGAATGTATCCCAATTGTTTTTTATTGCATTCGTTTAATAGCATCCTAAACAATTCATCTGCATCAATTTCATCTAGGATAATGTTAATCCATTTTTCTATTTTCTCAGTTGGTATTTTATTTTTCATTTTATTTAATTTTAAAGTAGTTTATAGGATTACCTAGAATCTCGTAGGTGTCAATAATGTCAATAACGTGACTAATATAATAATTATTATCTTCCAATTTAGTTGCCCATATATCGCATATAGGCTCATCCTTTTCGCTTTCCTGATGGTAATTAATATCTAGCTTGGTGCCATCCTTCAGTTCAAATCCATGCCAATATTCACCGGTATCACCGGCATTTAAATCAAACATAAAGACCTGCTCTAGGTAGTGTAAGGTCAATACTCTGTTGTCATAGTCAATTACAAATTTGTTTGTCATTTTAATTAATTTAATAGTGGTTAATTGTATGTCTTTACTTTTAGGCAAATTAGAATAAAAATGATTTGATTGTTTTCAATGTTTTGAATGACAGAGCGCAAACAATTAAGGTTAATGATGTGGCGCATAGTGTCAATGTGATGGTGTAAAGTGTTACTAATATTGTGTTCATGTTTTTTTAATTTTCGGGTAAATATGCTAAAAGGTTTTCAGTAGGTACAAAAGATAATAACTCGTATATGCTTGTGTAATCATCTGAGTTTATATCCTTTTCAATTTGTTGTATTACTAGGCTTCTAATGTTTTCTAGTTCTTTTTGTGTGTAGTTTGCCATTGTTTTAATGTTTTAAAATTTTATAAATTGATAATCGTAATCTCCTTCGTATGCACCTATAAAAATGTTATCAGATGATAAATCAAGTTCATCGGTTTCATCAGAATCAGATTGTTGAACTGCAATGTTTATTTTGGCTAACCAATCTTTTTTATTACGGATGGCAACCACCTCGTTTACATTTGTCAGAATAACTACACCATAAATTGATTCAGCATTTTTTATAAATTGGAATGTACCGCTATCATCATGTTTATCATATGATATTAATCCCTCTGATTCTGTCACATTTGTTGCGTTGGATTGAATGCTAACTAAATCTTTCAATTTTTGTTGCGTTTCTGCATCTGAATTGTAATCCTCAATGTAAGCTAGGTTTTCAGATGAATAACCTTCGCCATTCCATGTTTCAATAATTGCGTATTTCATTTTGTTTTTTCAGTTTTTAATGTGGTGCCTCCACAATTGGTTAAGACCACCCGAAGGTGGTTTCGGGGGATTCACCCCCATCATCAGTTAACCTGCGTAGATTGTTTCAAATAATCTCTCATCTAGTGTACGTTGTTGGTCAAATGTTTTCTTTAATTTACCATGTAATAATTCGTTGAATGCGTTGTATACAATCCATTGATTAGGACGCGTGTTTAGTAGCTTTGATTCACGCTCAATCACATCAAAAACAAACCTTGCATTGGCGCTAGGCTCAGGGTTCTTATCGCTAGATTCATACTTAAACAATCCTGATGTCTTAGCGGTGAACTTTACATAGTCCTCTAGATTATACACAGGACGTTCTGCAAGCACCTCAAATTTGCGTTTTAGACTATAGAATTCGTTGTCCATGAACTTACTTACAATCTCATCCAATTTAGGCATTACAATGTCAGCAATAGCCCCTGAGTGCTTAACAGAGAAGCCAATGTGTGTTTGTGCTACATGGAGGCCATTGTCACACACCTTGCGCCAAAATCCAAACGAACCGCTAGTCTTACATGAACCATCGTAGCTATTCACAAATCGTAGCATAGGGCGAAGGATGTCCTGCTCACCTTTAACCGCTACTTTGTATCTGTCATCTGCTAGAACGTAATCAACTACAAACGAGCGATTGTCACGATTGATACTGCGTTGTTGGTAGTAGATGTCGGCATCAATTAGCTTCTCTTCTACACCCAGAAAAAATTTCTCATTTGGTAAGTGACCATAAGAATTGGATACCACATTCACGATTTGATTCTCACAAATGATGGCATTCTCTAAACCTCTCCTAGAGGCGATTCCTGTCAGGCTTTGTAATGGAACTACAGATGAGTCAACTAGCACATTATCCTGTCTAGAATTGGCTAAAATGCTGTTTAGTTTTGATTCTGCCTGTTGAGGTGTAGATGCCGAGAAAGTGTCTTGTAGCTTATTCATAAAATATTTTCAGTTTTTTATGTGGTGACTCCACGTTATGGTTAATACATCCTAGCCGGTACCCTACCGATTTGATAGGTGTACCCCCACGCTCTGCATGGTAGCTCTAAGATGTTTCGGATATTGAATCCATCGTCAGTTAACCTTAAAATTTGATATATTCTCGTGTGTTGATATTTTTAAATAGCAGTACTTCCTTATCTGTTCCTTGGTGCTGCACACCCATGTACATATAAAGACCGGCATAATTATGATCGTTGGGATTACTGCTCAACAACCCATTTTCAATAGCAATGGTAAAAGCTAAATTTGGACTCATGGTATGGTATTTTTATGGTTAAGACGCTCCTGAGAGCGTTTCGGCCAATCAGGCCATCGTCAGTTAACCTTTAGCGGGGGCAAACATTTCTCTGCCCATTCGTATGAATTCGCTATATTCTCTATCACCCATAAATTCTCTTAATTCATTTTGGATAGAATGGTATGCAATGGTTAAGAATCTTGCTACCTCTTTATTTTCTTGTTCATCAATTAGCATATTTACACTTAATAAATCGCTGAATAACTTGTGTTCGTAGGTTGTCATGGTATTTAGTTTAATCGGTTAATAATTGCTTGTAACGTGTCAGTAGCAGCTAGTACGCAGTCTTTTTTGCGGTATCCGTAATCGCTATCCAAAAAAGTATTGTCCAAGTGTATTTGCCATCCAAATTTCTTATCGTAATTAGTAAAAATTTGAATTTCATAAATACCAACTTTTGTAGGCATTGTAGCTACATATGTGTCTGCTACTTTTTTAAATTTTAGATTCATTTTTAAAAATTTTAATGGTTAATATGCGCATCAAATCCGGATGCACATTTCGTCTATTTAAGACTCATCAGTTAACCTTTTTAGTGTTCTCTTGGTGAATTCCTTCTCAAATTTTGAATAGTCTAATTTGGCCAATGTGGTGGCCTCATCTTCAGAAAAATTGAATTTATTCATTAAGAATATTAATCTTTCAAGTAATGGTTGAGAATTCCAAAATTTACTGATTTCTTTAAATGTTGTGTCCATGGTATTAATTTTTTATGGTTAATATGCACATCCCCCTAGGGATGCACATTTCGGCCAATTAGGCCATCATCAGTTAACCTTTTACTTTGTTTTAATTGATACTTCTTGAATTTCTAAACTACCATAACCGCCACATTTAGTTTCTTTATATAAATGTAGGCTAGTTGTTTTTTTTAATTCGCTAACTAAATTTGCATAAGTTAATTTAAGGTCGTAAAGTTCAAAACGACCATTAGTCATTCTAGATAATGAGATATAATTTACATCGTATCCCGTATTGATAATGCCATTGTGCAATGCTTTAATATTAGTGTATACATAGCAGTCATTACCATCTTCAGATGTTCTAATTAAATAGGCTTTCTTCATTTTAATATTTTTTTGGTTAATATGTGTGGCCATCGTGTGGGTAAGAAGGTAGCAGACAAGACATCTTGAAAGTACCAACCTATGCATTCCACATCGGATTCCGTAGTTGGAGGTCAACGCTACCTATATAGGTGGTAGCTACTTCCCTAGCTTCTTTTTATACCCTCAAGCTAATGATGGTGTGGTGGTTGGGGTGCTTATAGGCTCGGCAGACAATCCTTAGTGCTACTATATAGTATGTCTATATTTCGCATTGTCGGGTTCAGCATTTCTTAGTTTTTAAACGTAAGTGAGAACCCACCTTGAAAAGAACTAGCGACATCGTTTCCCTCAATCGCTATGCTAAGGTACGGAATTATTTTATATTTGAGCAAAATAAAATCAATCAAGAGGTGTTTTCACAAAATTTTAACATTTGGACCTAAATCAATTTAAAGGCCATTTTTAGGCGATTCTAGACACCCTGATGCGTTTTGATACTAATACTAAGGACGGACCGAGATAGTTTAAATTTGAGCAAATTAGATTTTTTTACTATGCGTAAAGTGTTGATTTTGGAAAATGCCCCAAATCTGCCATGGTCACCATATTAATACCATACACCTAGCACCTACCTACCATGTTATACCATACCCATGGCCCCATTACCCCCATATACCCTACCTTACCTAGGAGCATAGCCCTACCAACCAACCGCAAACCGCAATCAATTGCATGACAACCAAACCAATCCCCAACACCCACCAAACCCATGCGCAACAACACATACAAGGGAAGGTGCAAGGAATCCAATAAACGAGGGTACCCGGTGCAGGAGAATTGAAACCCCCGAAAAAAGTTGCGAGGAAATTTACCGCGGGGTACCTCAGAGAAGTGCTTATGCAGATGATTTAAAATTTTTTTTCCTATTAGAATGGTGGAAATGGTGAAAATATGGTATATTTGGGTATAAAAACATGGCTATGTTAAAATCAATGAAAAAATCAATGAAAAAAAATTCATCTCCTGATCCAGAAGATGATTTTGTATCAAAATATACCAAAGGCAATAAGATTTATGGTAAAGCATCTCCTATCTTGGGCCTTTCTGGTAAAGATACTGTTGGTATTAGAATAACGGGTTCTGGGCCAACAGCTGGTCAAAACATTGTAATTAAGAAAGATTCAGACGAAGCTGAAGTAGAAGAAAATGGTTCAAAAAGAAAGGTTACACTTGCGGAATTGGCTGCACAGCACAGAGCTCAAAAGAATGAGTGGGGAAAAATGATGCAATCTCCGGCAATGCAACAAAAAGTGCCTCCTCCAGCTACTCCAATGAGTGATGAAAGAGTAGGTAAATTAGCTGAATATTTGAAGAAAAAAAATAAGTAGTCATGATGCAAGATCCAAAAAAGAAAGAAGTAGGAGAAATGGGTAAGCCTAGTTTAAAGGCTAAATTTGAGGCTGCTATGCAAAAGAAATTTGATAGCGGTAATAAGAAAAAGATTACAGGATATGAGTCACCAAGACCAAGCGGTTTAAAAGAGGGTGTTGGCGAGGCTATTGTAGGTAATCTTGTATCAAGTGCCGAAAGACTGGCTGGAGGTGCTAAAAGAGTTATGGAAAAGATGTCCGGCTCTAAACCTAAATTATTAAAATCAATGTCAAAGAAATCAAAATACTAAAAGTATTAAACTCGGTTAGTTGGTTTGTTATTACTTTGAGCCTCCCTTAAAAAAGGAGGTTTTTTTTGTCCTTACATCATTGTTTCGTATCTTTATCGTAAACTATACGGAAATGAATAAACTAAGAAAAGAAGTTCAACTTGAACAAGAAATCATTGACAAGCTAACATTTTTAGCAAATAAAAAGCAATGGTCATTAAAGAAAATGATGGAAACTATTTTGATCAAGGCAGTAAAAAATGTATCACTTGAGGAAAGTAATTCTTAACATCACACCTCAAACTCACGTCAGGGCAACCCAAGGTGATTCAATATTCTTCAGGATCCCAAGAGATAAGTTAAGACCAGCCGGTTTAAAAAGACTACTTAGACTGGAGAGGTATAACAACTACAAACTAGAACTTTCAGCAGAGGCGAAAAGAAAATCTTTTGTCATGCCTCCGGTGGGAGCATCAATTACATTTGTGATTCCGGTTCCCCCATCTTGGTCCAAGAAGAAAAAGAAATTGTATCATGGCAGATTCCATCAGTCAAAACCAGACATAGACAATTTACAAAAGGCTTT